ATGTCTAGTGAGTTACGTTCTGATAAATCAAAGCCGTATAAGAAACGGCATTATCACTACTGTAAGAAGTGTAACAAAAGACATTATGTAGATTGAGAGGAGCGTGATCCTTATCTTCCTGAAGACTTGGGTTAAAGTCTTATTTATTTTTTGGATAAGGTGTTTAACAAGCGTAATAAGCATACCAATACAGACGCAGCCTTTATTACAGCTTAACCTTACCGCGTCTATATTAAGTATAGTATTATGTTATTTTGTGTGGTACTGAGATAAACAATGCTTGCATCCGTCGTTATTTCGAGTGTATGTATTCGGATAATTCAATGCGGCGCTGACATCATCAAACATTTTAATATGGTCCGACTTGATTTCGTTAATTTGACAATTAGTATTTTCGTTGTCAAGATCATGGACTTCTTTAGTGTTTTGATTCAGCAAGTACTGTTTTCCATTGAATGGAGCGTAATTTCTTCTCATTAGTATCACCTCGCTTTCTGTTATATTATAACATATTATATAAATAAATGTAAAATTTAAGAAAAGATTGTGGTACTATATCATCCTTAAGACCTGGGTTAAAGTCTTATTTTATTGTCCGAAATGACGCTTAAACTAAACCAACCCTTGCAGAATGGGATATAAACTTCTGTATCGCAGTGGAGACACCACAATTAAAAACATGGCGATGAAAGGAGCAATATGGAATTTTTAAAAGCAATATTAGGTGACAAGTATCCAGAATTTGAAGCGGCTATCACTGCATATAACAACCTACCAGAAAACAAGAATAAACCGGTTAAACTTGCAGACCTTGGTGGCGGTGAATATGTGGGAGTTGGTAAGTATAATGCTCTTGTGACAGAGAAAGATGGAATACAAGAGAAACTTACTACTGCAGAGACAACAATAGGTACACTCAAAAAGGATAACGCAAGTAACGAGACCTTGCAAGCAACCATCAAGACGCATGAGGGCACGATTGAGACCTTGAAAACTACTTATGAGAGCAAGTTCAAAGAAATTACAATCAATGCTGCAATCCAAGCGAAATTGACTGATACCAAGTATCCGGATCTGTTGGCTACGAAGTTTGACAAGTCCAAATTAGTAGTTGGTACTGATGGAGCTGTATCTGGTATTGATGAGCAGCTGACAGGCATTAAAGAAACTTACAAGGATTTATTTACTGTTGTTGTTAGTGGGAAAGACCCGTATAACAAAGGAGGAAGCCCAGCGGGTGGTAAGAACCCTTGGAGTAAAGAACATTTCAACCTTACCGAGCAAGGGAAGATGCTTAGAGAAAATCCAGACCTTGCTAAGCAGTACATGGCAAGCGTGTAACTATTAACCATTATAGAGAAAGAAGAGGTAATACAATATGTCAACAAAAGTATTAGACGTAATCCAACCCGAAATCTTCACACCATATACGATTAATCGTACTATGGAATTATCCGCATTGATCCAGAGTGGAATTGCGGAAAACAACAAAGAATTCAATACTTTAGCAAGTACCCCGAATACTTTAATTAATATGCCTTTCTGGAATGACCTTACCGGTGATCCAGAGTTAATGAAAGATACTGGAGATACTGTGCCAGGGAAAATTACAGCAAACAAAGACGTAGCAAAGAAAATGGCATGGACTAAATCATTCGGCGTGAATGCGCTTTCCTCTTTGCTGTCTGGTTCCGATCCGATGAAGGCAATCGCAGATTTATTCGCGGCTTACTGGGGTAGAGAATACCAGAAAATAATGCTTGCAACTTTAGACGGTGTTTTCGCTGCCGCTAGTATGGCTGAAAAAATCCATGACATTACCGCATTAGCCGGAGACTTGGCTTTAATCAGCGGCAGAACATTCATTGATGCTACTCAAAAAATGGGTGATGCAAAAGACCTTTTGACCGGTGTTATGTTCCACAGTGCAGTTGAGGCTTACTTAGCTAAAAACGATTTGATCCAGTACAAAGAAGACTCCACCGGAAAGATTAGAGTTAAAACCTTCATGGGCAAGACTGTTATTGTTGATGACTCTTTAGCATTTGACTCAGCAACAGGAGCAGCAGAGTCTTACTTATTCGGAGAAGGTGCTATTGCTTGGGGTAATGGAAGTCATCCGGACGTTGAAGAGACTGAAAAAGTTAGAAAAGGCGAGTCTTTAGCAGGTGAAAATATCCTTGTTAATAGACGTCTTAGCATCTTGCATCCTCGTGGGGTTAAATGGACGGATGCAAGTGTAGTAGATGAATTCCCTTCAATGGCAGAATTAGCGACTGGAACCAATTGGACTAGATGCTATGAGCCGAAAAAGATTCGTATTGTGAAGTTCATGTTCAAGACCGCGTAACTTTATCAATAAATGAGGGGGCTTATGCTCCCTCTACTTATAAAAGAAAGGATAAAATGTCATGGGATTATATGAAGATAGAGTAAAAAGGCTGCATGATCATGTCATAGCAGCTCAAAAGAAAGCAGATCCGACCAATAAGGAGCTTATGAAGCTGCTTGATGAAAAAGGCATTGAATACGATAAGAAAGCAACTAAAGCAGAGCTTCTGGATCTGCTTGCAAAATCTAATGAGGGTGCTGAGTAAAATCAGCTCCCTTTTTCGAAAGGAGTTGATACGGTGACTATAGCAGAATTAACAATATTGGTGAAAACCAATCTTAAGATTGCAGATGTATCCAGAGACTTAATAATTGCTGATACAATCCAGGATGCATTGAATTATTGTAACCTTGTAGAGCTACCGGTTGAAGCAGAACCTTTTATCCGGAAGAAGGTCCAGGGTATTATCAATTATGAAGCCGAGAACGGCACGACCTCCGTATTTGACATTAAGAGTCTTCATGAGGGCGATACAACTACTACTTACAATGTAGACGATAAAGTCTCAAAGGAGACAATCTACGGTTTATCAGACAGGGATAAAAAAACCTTGCAGAGGTTTAGGAGGTTGAGATAGTGACAGCTCTTGAACGATTATGGAAAGACAAGATGGATATTTACCGATGGAAGGAAACAGAAGTTGAAGGAGTTAGTACGAATACCGAACAATTGATTACACCATCAGGAATTAAGTGCCATTACAGTAAAGGCTCTTTGGCTGAGACAGGAGATGATGGCATTCCTACTCTGGTTAGTTCGCATATGCTTTTTTGTTCCTTAACTGCAAATGTACTCGAGGGTGACAAGATTATCGTCACCCAGCGAAACGGTAAGCAAGTAACTCTGACAGCCGGTGAGGGATTTCCTTATTCGGGTGGTATGCAATATCGAGTAAAGCGAAGTGATACGGCATGAACAATAACCAGAGAGCCAATCAGATCGCTATCAAGCAGTTCCGAAAAGAACTCAAAGCCATGCTTGATGATGTGTCTGAGATAGATGCTAGAATTTTAACGAAAGCCGTTTCCATTGGAGTAGCAGATGTAAAAAGGAATACTCCGGTTGTAACTAGCTTCATGCGAAAGAGCTGGAAGTCAACTCCGATAGCACATACACGTCAAGGGATTAAAAAGTCTATTGCAAACTATATGGACTATGCATCTTTTGTCAATGACGGCCACAGACTGGTAAATGGTGCGGGAGAAACAACTGGGTGGGTAAATGGACAGTTTATGCTTGAGAAAGCAGAGCATAAAGTTAATAAGGCTCTTGAAGTAGAATTCCGAAAGGAAATAGAAAGGGTGAACCGAGAACATGATAAGTGAGATTAGGCAAACAATCATAAATAAATTGTTGGAAGTTTACTCTACCGGGTACAAGCGCTACGTGGAAGATATCCCTCAAAAGTTCATTACCCCAGCTTTTTTGATTAGTGTAATCGACCAGGATTATAGTAAGCGGATTAATACCAGGTACAATGGTGCACTATCTTTTGATGTGGCCTACTTCTCCGATAAGGGAGCAACAGAGATCAAAGCAGACTGTTTAAGAGTCCAAGAAGATTTACTCCGGGCCTTTGATTTTATTGGTACTTTCAAGGTACTGAATAAGGATGCCAGGATAACTGATAACGTGTTGCATATTACGTTCGATGTGAAGTATTCAGAAATGAAAACGGAAACATCAGTACCGATGCAGACACAAACAACAAATACAAATTTGTAGAAAGGTGGAATAGATCATGGGTGGAACTTTTACCTCTCAGAATAAAATTCTTCCTGGTGCCTATCTTAATTTTCTTACTAATGCACCGTTATCTATTACCTTAGGGGATAGAGGAACAGTTGTTTTATTGCAAGAAATGAGTAAAGGCATTGCAGGAGAAATGTACAAAATTACTGCTACGGATACAAGTAAGTATCCAACAGATGTAACAGCTGCGGATAAGTTATTAGTCAATGAAGCCTTAAAGGCTGCAAAGACAGTAATTGTTTATAATCTGGGGACAGCACATGACGCAGCAGATGTTACTACCGCATTAGTGACTCTTAAGACAGTAGACTTTAATGTCTTAGTTTATCCATATGTAACCTCAGCTAATCAATTAGCTATTGCAACATGGGTCGAGGCTATGGTTAAGGATGAAGGTGTCGGCATCCAAGCTGTATTAGCTGATTATGTTGCTGACAGTGAATTCATCATTAATGTCACACATGGGATTGAACTATCCGATGAAACAGTGCTTACAGCAGCACAGACTACAGCATGGGTAGGAGGCGTTACAGCAGGCGCAAGTATCAGTCAATCTAATACTGGTAAAAAGTATGTAGGGGCGATTGATGTATCTCCGAGAATGACCAAGACGGAGATGGAAGCAGCTGTTATTGCAGGAGAGTTTATCTTCAAAGTTGATACAGCACAGAATGTTACTGCAGTATATGATATCAACTCATTGACTACGGTATCGGTGGATAAGGGTAAGCAGTTTAAGAAAAACCGTGTAATTCGAACCCTCCAAGGTATCAACAATGATATTACGGAGATATTCGAAAGTAACTATGTTGGCAAAACGAATAATACTGCAGATGGGCGCTCGCTACTTAGGGCTACCTTAATCGAGTATTTTAATGAGCTACAAAGATTATCAGCAATCCAGAATTTTACCGCTGGTGATGTAACCGTTGTAGCTGGAACTGATTCTGATGCGGTGGTAATTAATTGCTACATCCAGCCGGTAGATAGCATCGAAAAGATTTACCTAACTGTAAACCTATCCTAAGAAAGGGGATTAAACAATGTCAGATAATTATACAAGATTAGGTGATACGATATCCTCACAAGAGGGTAAAGCATTTGCTTCTATTGACGAAAAGAACCGAGAGTTATTCGAACTGTCCAGTTTAAAGGCTCAGATAGATTTAATCATCCAGGCAAAGAGAATGTTAGGACATCGAATGACTCAGCATAAAGTTGCTGGAGCTGAGGGAACTGGAAGCCTCACAATGTACTTTATGAATAGCCAACATCTCAATAGGACAGTTGAGTATCTGAAAACGGGTAAGTTAAAAGGAATCACAATTCAATGCTACAACGAAGATGCAGCGTCTACAGTCGGAAGACAAGAGGTTGTATTGTTAAATGTAATTTTGAAAACTATTCCTGTTGCTGTAATTGATGATGGCTCAGATGATCCAATCACTGTTGATAGTGATTTTACCTTTGATGACATTAATGTTATGAGTTCGTTTGTATTGCCTGAGAATTACAGATAAGTAACTACGAGTAAGGGGGCTTCGGCTCCCTTTTTTAATACAAAGAAAAGAGGAATATTATGAGCTCATTAAATGCGTTTTTGCATCCAATCAAAACTGAAAATAAGCAAATTGTTGTATCTAATAGATTTATGGAAGATGGAAAGTCAGTTCCGTTCGAGATCAGATCGATCACTGAAAAAGAAAATGGTCAGCTGATGAAGAAATATACAAAGAAAGATAAGAGCGGTAGGGAATCACTTGATAAAACAGAATATGCGCATGCGCTTGTAGCTTCGGCTGTAGTGTTCCCGGATCTTGCGAATGCAGAGTTACAAAAAGCCTACGGTGTACTCGGTGAAAGCAATCTAATGACAGAAATGCTGAATATCGGAGAGTTTGCAACATTATCACAGGCGGTCAGTGACTTAAGCGGACTCGATAAAGATATCAACGATGATATTGAAGAAGTAAAAAACGCATAAAGCAAGGTGACGCTGAATTTCATCTGGCGCACTTTGCATTGCAAAAATTACACATTCTTCCGTCCACACTCAATGACATGGACCAAAAAGAAAGAGCGTTTATCTTCGCGAGCATCCAGATTAGAGTAGATGAAGAGAAGAAGCAGACTAATAGAGCAAAGCGGAAAGGAGGTTAATCGATGCCAGGCTTAAGTGCAATTTTTAAATTAACAGATGGGTATACAAGTACAATCGATAAGATCAGTCGGAAAACCGACGAAGCCACAACTAAGATTTCAAAGGCGAGTAGCTCAACAGATAGATTTAATAATAAGCTTAACTCGACAAGTAGCAGTGCCAATAACGCTAGTGGCGGGATAGGAAGGCTTGTTGGTATGGTTGCTAGTTTAGCTGCAGTACAAAAAACACTGAGCCTATCCGATGAAATGACACAGACGACAGCAAGACTTGATTTGATGAATGATGGAATGCAGACTACGGCTGAGTTACAGGAAATGATATTCCAATCTGCTGAAAGGTCAAGAGCATCATATACGACCACTGCAGATCTTGTTGCTAAGTTAGGACAGAGAGCAGGTGATGCTTTTGGATCTAATGAAGAAACGATTGCTTTTGCTGAAACACTAAACAAGATGTTTGTAATAGCAGGTGCAAGCCAACAGGAAACAGCCTCCGCAAGCTTGCAACTCGTACAAGCCTTAGGTTCCGGAGTTTTGCGTGGTGAAGAATTTAATGCAGTATTCGAGTCAGCGCCTAATGTAATGCAAGCAGTGGCTGATTATATGGAGGTTCCTATCGGAAAGTTAAGAGATATGGCATCCGAAGGTGAAATCACTGGACTTATTGTAAAGAATGCTTTATTCGCTGCAGCAGATGAAACTAATGCTAAATTTGAAACAATGCCAATGACATTTGGCCAGGCATGGACATCCATACAAAACAATCTATTACAAACATTCCTTCCGCTGCTTGAGGCGATAGGGAAAGGTGCTCAATGGATATCCGACAACTGGGGAAACATTGCACCGATTTTTTACGGAATAGCGGCAGGCGTGGGGGTTTATGCAGTAGCAATGGGTATTAGCAACGCAGTTACATGGTTAAGCGTTGCAGCTAACAGAGCACTAATAACAGCCATGCTTTCTAATCCATGGACATGGATCGCAGTCGGAATCGGAGTTGTTGTAGGTGCAGTTTATAAATGGGTTCAATCCGTTGGTGGTTTCAAAATTGCATGGATGATTGTTGTGGATAGGGTACTATTTGCATGGGATTTAATGAAACTTGGATTTTTCACAGGTGTATTTTTTGTTATGGATTTGATTGCTAAGTTGCAGATCGGCTTTATGACAATGGCAGTTAATATAGCAAACTTCATGGGAGACATGAAAGCAAACGTTTTATCTATATTACAAAACTTGGTCAATGGTGCAATCGGAATCATTAATGGATTTATTGGGATTCTGAATAAAATACCAGGAGTAAATATTGGGTTTGTCGAAGAAGTAACATTCGGTACCAATGCACAACTTGAAAACGAGGCAGAAAAGCAAGCTAGAAATAGTGGATTAGATAGCTATGTTGCTGATAAAGAGGCAGAAATAGCTGGACGTGATACAACGCTTAAAGATATGAAAGCAAATGCTATGGCCGATACTGCTGCAAGGCAGTTAGAAATCTCGGAAGCGCAGACAAAGGCAAGTGCTCTAGCAGAGAAAGCGGCAGAGGGCGCAGAAAACCCAGGAGTTGATCCGTATGAAGGACCTGTAGTTGTAGAAGGCAAAGGTAATAACGACGCGGTTGAAGTGGATATGGCTGATGAGGATCTTCAGTACCTTCGAGATATTGCTGAGAGGGATTATATTAATAAATTCAGTACAGCAACACTTGCTCCGAATGTAGTCTTTAATATTAGCGACATCAAAGAAACAGCCGATATCAATAAACTTAAAGGCGAACTGGAGGCTATCATGAAAGAAGAAATTGCCTTGGCAGCGGAAGGGGGATATTGATGGGTGGATACATAGTATATTTCGATGTTGATGGTTTACTTTATAAACTCCCTGTTAATCCGGAAGAGATAAAGGAAACCACGGCAATGTCCATAGAAAAACATGAGATATTAAAACTTGGGCAAATAGCCGTACCTGCATACATGGAACTTAGAGAGTTTTCTTTCGAGACAGAATTTCCACATGATATATGTTCTTATGTTGAAAATCCAGATGAATTCATTGGCGCGAAGACTTTCTTGACTACGCTTAAAAAAATTAGAGAAAGCTTTCTTCCGGTTCGCTTCGTGTACGGTACAGATACAAACGATAGTGGCAAGATTAGCAGAAAAGAGGGTGACAGTGTTCTTGTATTAATAGAAGAGCTTGAAATCACAGAGAAGGCCGGAGAAGAGGGTGATAAGTACGTCAGTTTCAAACTCCTTGAATACCGAGAATACGGTAAGAAATCAGCAAGCATTGCAGAGATAACATCCTTTTCGACAGGAAAAACAAAGGCTAAAAAGAAAAAGGCAGCTGCTACGAAGGCGGTCAATCCTAAGTCGACCGGATATCATATTGTAAAATCCGGCGATAACCTATGGACGATTGCAAAAAAGTATTACGGAGATGGATCCAAGTGTAATATTATCTTTAATGCTAACAAAGATAAAATTAAAAACGCGTCATCGATAACGATTGGGTGGAAACTTAATATTCCGACCAATGATGAATTCTCAAAGTATTCAGCTCCTCTGCCAACAACGAAGGCAATAAATAAAAACTACATTAAATCAGACGAAGGGGTTTCTGATTTTGCTGCTGCACTTGATCAATATCTTAAACGGAAGTAGGTGATGCGAGATGGAATTCATTGTCGAAGTAAATGGTAAAATGTACGAAATAAGCGAGCTTGTGAAGTCCGTATCATTTACTGATAAGCTAAATGATGGATGCAGCAAGCTTGAATTTTCTTTTATTGATGATGATTTAAAAATTGAAAACGGTAGCTTAGTTAGATTTATTGATGATCATATAAAGTTTTTTGGTATTATATTTAAGCATGGACGGAATAAGAGCAAAGAAATTACCGTCACAGCATATGACAAGCTTAGATATGCTAAGGCAAAAGATACGATAGTATCAAAAGGCGAAACAGCTACATCTCATGTAAAAAAAATGTGTAACTATCTCGGGCTTACCATGGGAACACTTGCAGATACAAAGTACATACTGTCAACCGATCCTAAGGATGATAAAACATGGCTAGATATAATCTATGAAGATATACAGGAAACTCGAATGAATAAAAGCAAATGGTATTGCTTACGTGACGAATACGGAAGCATATGTCTCCGTGATTTAGAAAATTTAAAGTTAAATCTTGCATTGGGAGATGAAAGTCTCTGTTACGATTATGAGTACGAAAAATCCATTGATGAAGAATTTTATAATGTGATTAAACTTGTCAGTGACAATGAAACCACAGGAAAACGAGATACATATATCAAGACAGATAATGGATCAGTAACTACTTACGGATTATTACAGTATTTTGAAGTCCTGGACAAAAATTATAATGCATCACAAGCCAAATCTATGTCGGATGCCTTGCTAGGGCTTTATAACCTAGAAAAGGAAACTTTATCAATGAAATGTCTAGGTGATACACGAATAAGAGCAGGTTCAAGTTTTTACGCAGCCATAGAAGATATTGGACTTGAAAATAAAAGGCTAATAGTTAGGTCTGTTACGCATGATTTTTTACCGGTCCATACAATGTCAATCGAGGTGGCTATATGATAAATGAAATTAAAACAATAATACAAAATTATTTAAAGAACGTAAAGCTTTGTGAATTTACCATCGGTACAGTAGCCGTTGACGGAATAAAAGTAAGTGACAAGCTCACCTTACCAAATGAAAACGTTGTTGGAAATTTGAAAAATACAATTATTATTGGTGATAAAGTTCGGTTACTCCGCAATAATGGTGGACATCAATTTTATATCCTGGAGGTGATAGTTAAATGAGCACAATACTAACAACTGATTTAACGATTACAGAGGACATAGAAACCACTAAGACTTATAAACTATCCACTGATAAGATACAAGGCTTTACGGACAATCTGGAAGCTCTGAAACAGGCTATATATAAGATGCTGAATACTGAAAAGTATGAGTATCCGATATATAGCTTTTCTTATGGAATCGATTTGGAAAGCTTGATCGGTAAAGATCCGGTATATGTACGGATTGAATTAAAAAGACGCATTCAGGAGTGTTTACTCCAAGATGAAAGAATTCAGAGTGTAGATAACTTTGTGTATTCTGTTTCAGGTGATGAAATGCTTTGCATGTTTGATGTGGTGAGCATCTATGGAGAAATCACGATTACGAAGGAGGTGAATGTCTAATGTTCAATGAAATAACATATGAAGTTATCTTGTCTGATATGCTTAATCGGGTTACGAATGATATTGATAAGAGAGAAGGGTCAGTAATTTATGATGCACTTGCCCCTTGTGCCTATCAGTTAGCACAAGTTTATTTTTTACTAAGTAACTATTACGACTTGTTTTTTATTGATACGTCGGTAGGAGAATACCTGGACCGTAAGGCTGCTGATTATGGAATAACACGCAAAGCTGCCACCTATGCAATAAGGCGGATTGAAACCAGTGGAACAGTCGATATCGGTACTCGATGGGGACTAAATGATACAACATATGAAATTACTGAATTGTTGTCAACTAATGAATATTGTGCAAGATGTGAGCAATCAGGAGAAATGGGAAATGCATATAACGGGATACTTGAGAATATTGACAATGTAAACGGTGTGACGGCTACGTTAACAGAGATTATTACAAGCGGATCAGATGAAGAAACAGATGGCAACCTGAGAGTGAGAATGAAACAATATCTAATTGATCCAGAGCAGGATGGTAATGTTGCGCAATATCTGCAATGGGCCACAGAATATGAAGGTGTTGGTACGGCCAAAGTATTTCCATTATGGAATGGCGGGAATACTGTTAAAATTGCCATTACAAATGGAAACTTTCTCCCGGCCGAGACTACGCTAGTCCAGAAATTTCAGGCTTATATAGATCCTGGTATTACCGGATTAGGTAATGGTGTTGCTCCAATCGGCAGCAAGGTGACTATTACCGGCGGTATAAAAAAAGATATTAATATTGCAGCAAATGTGATTCTGGCGGAAGGATATACGGATCCAGAAGGTGCAGCCAATGCAATTTCGGATTACCTAGCCTCTATTACTTATGTTAAAAATAGCGTTAGTTATATGCGATTAGGAAGTGCGTTATTAGATTGTGCTAGTATCGCTGATTTAAGCAACTTGACAGTTAATGGCGCGTCAATTGATATTGCATTAACCGGTGAAGAAATACCAGTATTAAATGGCTTAAGTCTGGTGGTGACAGCATGATAGATTATATAAAATATACAGTGGATGGCGTGACTCACAGTATGATTAACAGTGGTGATGGTACTTGGAGGAGAGAAGCTGATGCTCCAAGTGTATCGGGAAATTATGCTTTGCTATTTGAGATAAGTGAAAACGGAATTATTTCATATATAGACAGTGCTGACTCCAGATACGAGATCTATCTTCAGGTGATAGAAGGTGCTGAAAGGAAAGTGTTTTTAAAAACCTACTTACCAGATTTTATGCAAGACATCTTTGAGCTTAATGTAATATTTGATGTTGAGAATGAGAATCTAGATAAACTTTATGCGGATGTTGAGAAGATTAAAAATGATATGTTTATCACTAGTGCTTCTAATGATGCCATAGTTAGGATTGAAAACTTTCTTCGGATCAAAGGGCAGGGGACACTCGAACAAAGGAAAAGTTATTTAATATCACTATTCCAAAAAGGTAAAAAACTGCATGAAGGAAAGATAAAAGAGATCGTCAATACCATAACAGGTTCTGACTGCATCACTACCTTTTACGGATCTAATGAGCTAAATAATCCAGAGCTTGGTTATGGTTTATTACGAGTTCAAGTTTTAAGCCCGGATAGTCTAAAAGACTACCGATATGATGATATTGCTAGGGCTCTAAAACCATTAGTTCCAGGTCACCTCAAACTTCTTGTAATTAAGTATTTCTCTGTATGGGCTGATGTGATTTTAAACTATGCCGATTGGTCAGCCATAAGTACGGCTACTAACTGGCAAATAATAAAAGACTACATACCGCCACAGTAGGAGGTGCTTGAATGGCAGACTTTAGAATTGAAAGCATAATAATTAATCCCAATCAGACTTGGCAAGATGTATATCAGCATCAAAATTGGCAGGTAATAAAAAACACAGAACTTACATGGGGAAACACTAATCAAATAACTGAAGTTAATCAACCCATATTTATTGAAGTGGAGATTATAGAAAGCAGCTGGTCAAGAGTAAAGAGTGTTATTACAAACTGGCAATCGCTTAAGGAAAGTATTTCAAACTGGTTAGGACTAAAAACTTATTAGAAAGGAGGAAAAAGATATGGCAGTTAATACAGTAAGAGTTCAAATAAATGGTGTCTGGACAGTGCTAACATATAATGGTTCAACAGGTAAATATGAAGGTACAATTGCTGCACCTGCAATCACCAGTTTTAATGTAAACGCAAATCATTATTATCCGGTAACTGCAGAAGCGACAGACTTAGCTGGAAATATAGTAACTGTAACAGATGCTCATGCAACTTTAGGTGCAAGCCTTAAATTAACTGTAAAAGAATTGGCTAAACCAACAATTGCTTTTACTTCTCCAGCAAGTGGCGCGAACTTATCAACAAATACACCTGCAATAATTATTCAATTAAGAGATGAGTCAAATGGCTCAGGTATTAAAATTAATACACTTACCTTAAAGGTTGATGCTGCTGCTAACTTAACTAATGTAAGTCCTGGAGTTGTAGTAACGACCGTGGCTAATGGATTTGATGTAACTTATACACCACAATCCGCATTATCTGACGGCTCTCATACTATATTAGTGAATATTCAAGATAATGATGGAAATTTAGCGACTCAATCATCAAGGACATTTATAGTTGATACAGTTCCACCGGTATTGACAATCACTACTCCATCAAGTGCAACAACCTATCAGAATAATGCAAATTTAACGATTGTTGGTGTAACAAATGATGCAACAAGTAGTTCTGTTTCAGCTACAGTTAAACTTAACGCTGGTGGTGCAATTGCGGTAACAATTGATGGAAGTGGTAATTTTACAAAGGCTTTAACCCTAGTTGAGGGAAGCAATACAATTACTGTGATAGCAACAGATTTAGCTGGAAAATCAAGCAGCGTAGTAAGAACCGTTATACTAGATACTGTAGCACCAGTAATTAGCACAATTACGATTGCTCCGAACCCAGTAAATGTAGGTCAGAGTTATATAATCACTGTAGCAGTAACAGATTAAGGAGAGTGACAAGAGATGCAAACAACACCGAATTTAGGGCTTAAGAAAATAGAACTTAACGATAGCCCCCCAGATATAACAGTAATAAATCCTAATTGGGATAAGATTGATACCGAGTTAGACGCGGCCAGAAAATTTCAAACCGCGGGTGGAACAGGAACTGCAATCATTTTAGTTAATGTTGAATTACTGGATGGGTTTACAAGAACCTTTGTTATTAGTGCTAACAACGGTTCAGCAGCAACAACTATAAACGCGAAACCACTTTATAAGCCAGGCACAACAACCACACCAAAGTTAATTACTGGTAAGGCTGTAACGGTTTGGTATAGTGAGTCTAGTGGCTGTTTTTTTATCAAGGCTAGTGCAGAGGGTGATGTCGTAGCTGCAGATGTGCTAGCAGGAAAACTTTTCAGCAACGACGATGATACAGGTTTAGTTGGTGCAATACCAAGTAAAGCATTAGCAACAATCACTCCAAGTACAGTAAACCAAACAATTGCATCTGGCCAATATCTAAGCGGAATACAGACAATACTTGGTGACGCTGACTTAATTAGCGCTAATATTAAAGCAGGTGCTAATATATTTGGGGTGGCCGGTAATGCAAATGTAGTAGATACTAGTGCTGGAGATGCTGTAGTTGGTGATGTTTTATTAAGCAAAAAGGTTTATGTTGATGGTGCTCTACTGACCGGTACTATGCCAAACAATACCACTACTACAACTATTAATTTAGCTACTGAGGGTGCTGAATATACAATACCTGTAGGTAAGCATGGTGGATTGCAGAAAGTAAAAGCTGTAATTACTGGACTTATAGCTAGTGTAATAAAAGCTGGCACAACTGTAGGAGGTATTCTTGGCACATTTACATCAGACGCTACAGCAGTTGCAGGACAAATGCTATTAGGAGTAACTGCTTATGTAAATGGCTTAAAAGTTACAGGTACAGTCCCAAGCAAAGGGGTGGCCACAATTACCCCCAGCACTGTTAATCAAACTCTAGCAGCTAACCAGTATTTAAGTGGGATCCAAACAATATTGGGTGATGCTGATTTAATACCAGCTAATATACTGCTAAATAAAGTAATCTTTGGTGTAACTGGAAACGTAATTGCGGGTAAGCGGTCAGCCAGTGGCACAATAGTTTCCTCTAGTACAAATGCATCTTTTATAACTATAGCTGGTGTTAGTGTAAGCAAAAAATTTGTATCAGTAACTGGATTAAGTTTTTTGCCTAAACTTATCTATGTAAAAGCGGGAACAACAGCTACCGAAGTTTATACAATATATGAAGAAATAGCGGTGTCCGGAGGACTTTACCCTAAGACAATAAAGATGGCTGGAGTAGATTACACGGAAACTTATTCGTCTGATTACATGGAACATTACAAGGGTGATGCCGGTTATGCATCTGTAACAAATGGTGGTTTTATATTACCTGTAAAGTATAACGCTGCTACATATACATGGGCAGCATACGAGTAGAAAGGAAGCTTAATATGAATAGTGTATTAATAA